TCAAAGCGTAGGTCGATTGAAAGATTGCCACACTGCTCGCGAAGTTAAAGCGCGCTTGGCCGCTCACCGTATAGGCAGTTTGCCCGGAGCCAAAACGGTAGAAGCCCGTGTTCGTCTCAGCGCTGAAGCCGATACTTGGCGCGCTGGCGCTGCCGCTAGAGAACAGAAGCTCGCCCGTCAGCGTCCCGCCTGTAAGCGGGAGGTAGAGTGCGAGAGGCGCTCCAAAAGTAACGGGCATGGATCAGGTTCCTTCCCACACGTCCATCAACTGCGTGTTCGTGCCGATGACGGTGATTGCAGTCAGTGGCGTCGCGTCCCCTGTGTAAACGTCCTTCGACCCAGCCAAAAGCGGTAGGCCGTTAATCAGCGTCACCGTTCCGCCCGCCGGGCTGTAGCTCACCTGTGCGTTGCCGACCCGGTTGGAGAGGATCAGGCCAGTGCGAGAGGCGTTCGCTGCCAAGGCTGTGTCGGACGCACCCGTCAGCGTGACGGAGGTTCTCGTCCATGTGATCGAGCCGATGGACTCGGAGATCGACACGGGCAATGGAACGGTGGAACTCACTTCCACATTGTTTAAAACAAGTGAGACTGGGTTAAGCATTTAACTCTCCTATGCCTTGCAGTATTCGGTGATCTTGACGTAGCCCGCCGTGCCCGCACCGCCTGCTGCCGCGCCGCCGCCGCCGACAGATGCGCCGCCGCCGCCGCCGGAACCAAACCCGGAGCCAGCCGTGCCTGTACCAGCGCCCGCTGTAACCGTGGGAATAGCGCCACCACCGAACGGACCGCTGCCGCCCGCCGTGGTGCAGGTATTGGTGGCGCCGCCGGTCGAAAACACATATCCCCCACCGCCAGGAGCCCCGGTAGCTGTTACGCTTCCCGTACCGGCAACACCGCCCGCGCCGCCGGTCTGCGTGGTAAGGCCGCCAGAACCACCCTTGCCGATGCAGATTGAGCCGACCGAGGTATCGCCACCCGCGCCGCCGTTGTTCGCGCCAGATGAACCAGCGGCTCCCGCCGCGCCAATCGTGACCGCCTGCGAGGCTCCCACCGTGGCCGCCGTGGCAATAAGTTGGGAGTATCCACCCGCACCGCCGCCGCCCGTTGCCGCGATTTGGTTAGCGCCGCCTGAATTGGCCGTTCCGGCTCCACCGCCACCGCCGCCAACCGCCTCCATGATGCACGTCACCATCGAAGCATGTGGCGTATAGGTGCCTGTGGCAGAGAATGTCTGGATGCGAACGGTGGCCGGTCCAATCCATACTGCGTCCGTGCCGTCGCTTGTCAGAACCTTGCCGACCGTGCCCAGGCCAAGACGCTGGGGTACGGTGGCACCCTCGACAATCAAATCACCGCGCGTTGTCAGGATGGAGGACCGGATAGCGGGGACCGCCACCGTCTGAAGATGGAACACCGCAGGACTGATGCTGGCTACCGTGACGGAGACAAGCGCATTGGCCGGGAGGTCGCCCGCTACCAATGCCGCCGCGTTGGGCCACTTGATAACGCCTGGCGTGGCGAGGCCGCTCACAGCCAGCGTCGGCGTCGTGGTGGCGTTCGCGTTGATGACCTTGAAGTGGAACGTCTGGCCTACGGCATAGGCCGAGACGGCAGGCGTCGGCGCGATGGCGTAGAGGTCCGCTGCACCAGTATCGACGGCGTAGGTGATCGTGCCGTTCTGCACCTGGGAGGAGATTACCGCGTCGGCGGCTGCCGTGGCCGCGCCGACGCCGGTCAGGCGGAAGCCGGCCAGCGGGATATTGGCGGTGACTGTGGTCTGGCCGTCTTTGCAGATGACGGTCGAGAGCGCGGACTGAATGTCCGTCAGGAGCGCGTTCCAGCTCGTCGGATCGCCAACCTGCCCAGAAATGGCGGTGTTGAACGCGCCGGGCGAGCTTGGTGCGCTGTAGGTACCGCTGCCGTTAAATGGAATTGGACTACCCTGCCTTTCTCGGGCCGCGCTGGGCGCTGCTGTTCAGCAAGCGCGCAAGGACGCGGTCCCTGTCTTCAATCGTCATCTGGCCAATCTGGAACGCCGGCAGCTCGGCTTTGCCGATAGCCTCGCCGGCCTTCGATACCCCGGAGGCGACGCGGCCACCGGCATAGGCGGCCTCGCCCACAAGGCGCGGAGACTGCAAGAGAAGCCCCGCCAGTATTGCCGGGTTAGCCATGACGGCGGCGGCGCCCATCGTGCCGCCCGCGCCAAACTGGGCCAGACCGCGCGGCGTGGCCGAACTCATTTGCTGGCCGGCGATGGCGGCGGGAAGCGACGGCTCGTATTCGGCCAGCCGGCGCATGAGGGTTTCGCGCTGGCCGTAGTTGGTGTTGACGTTGTTGCGCATCACCGACGAGAGCTTGCGGGTCGCGGTATCCTGGCTGGCCTTGTCGCCCAGCGAGAGGCTGCGCTTGATCTCGTCCAGCTCCTTGGACGCGTTGGAATAGCCTTCCATCGTCTTACCGTAGACGGGGGCCTGCGCGGTGATTTCGCCCCGGACCGCGTTGTAGACCTGATCTGCGAAGGTACGCGCGGGCGAGCCAAATTCGAGATTGTCCTTAACGTCTCCGATGGACTTCTTGAGCGCGTCGAGGCCTGCGGGCGTGTGGAACTTCGCCGGATCTGCGGAGCGCCATTCATCGATAAGGGCGCCGATTTCCGCCTGCGCCTTGCCCGCCGAACGGTTGGTGACCTTGCCTTCGTAGGTGCCGATTTGCTGCGCACCGCCGAAAGCCCGGTCGATGGGCGTGAAGTCCAGCACCGTGGGATCGGCCTTCACACCGGCCATGCCTTGATTGTATGCCGCGCCTCGCTCCTCGCGCATCTGTCCCAGCGCGCCCTTGGCGGTATCGACGACATCGGACGCCGCCACGTTGCCGCGCATGTTTTCGAGGAAGGCGCGGTCTCCCTTTATTCCGGCCTCTGCGCCGCCTCGAATGGCCCCGGCTCCGGTTCCCGTGGCCACGCCCAGCGCATTTGAAACAACGGGCTCGGCTACCTTGAAGATGCCTTTTGCCCCGGCCCCGGCAATGGATATGGGATCGATGGCCGAAGCGATCTTGGCCAGCGTGCCGGAAACCATGGGAGCGCGAGCGGTCAAGCCTGCGCCGCCCGTCAACACCGTGGCTAGGTCGGCTGCGGCCCCCACAGGGTCCGTGGCGAGGGTTTTCTTGATCCCCTCGACTGATCCGTAGCGATCCTTGAAGAAGGCTCCTACGGCGTCGGCTGGGGCTTCACGTGCCGCCTTGGCTGCCACGGCTTCCGGCGCCGGCTCGGGCGTGCCTTCCATCACGTAGTTGCCGGTGCCGCTGATCTTCGATCCCAGCGCATCGGCCAGCGAGACCAGCGACTTCGCCGTGTCGATAGGGTGAATGATCGGATGGACGATGGACTGAGCGAAACCAACCGCGCTCTTAGGGATGTTTTTGAGTGCCTCCATTGGCACGTCGGCCCACTCGCGGCCCTTGGCGCCCTGCGGTGCGAGCGGCGCAGCTTCCCACCAGTTCGCCGATGGTGGGGCGGCCTGTGGCGCGAGCGGCGCGGATGCCCACCAATTTTCGCTCACGGTTTCACCCGACTACTTCCATCGGGCGCGATGAAGGCCGTCCCGCTCGGCATGGCGTCAAAATCGGCCTTGCTCTGGGGGCGTGCCACGTTCTGTTGCGCGGGCTGGGCCGGCGCGCCTTGAGCAGAGGAAGCGCCGACGACCCCCTGCACGGGCTGCGCGGGATTGGCCTTGGACCAATCTCCGTAGCTGGGCGCGTCGGGCGTCTTGAAGTAACCGTCGCCAAGCTGCGCCACGCCGGGAAGCTGGCGCATCCGGCTTACTTCTTCATCGTGCTGCTTGAGGACAAGCCTCGATTGGCGTTCGCTGATATCGGCCAGCTTGCGCATCGCCGCCTCGTCCATGGCCAAAGTGCCGCCGCTCGCGCGCTCCACGAAATCGCGGTCCGCATTGCTGAAGCCAGTGCCCAGCGAGCCACCAGAGGCCGCGAGTGTGCGCTTGGCCAATGTCGCCCCGAGAACCTGCGTATTGACCGCCATGTCGCTCGGGATGCCGAACTGCTCTCCGATCTTGGCAAGCATCGTCTTGGCTTCCGCGCCCGTGCCGGTAAAGGCACCGGAATCCAGCACCTGGCGCACCGCATGAGTGGCGATGATGTCGTTAGCGGCGGCGGTGGCGGCGGGCCGCAACTTGTTTTCGTAATTATCGACGCGCTTGGTAATCAATTCCATCGGCGCTTTGGCCCCAAGATCGGTCGCCGCCTTCTTGTTGATGCGCTCGTCTTCCTGCTGCGACTTCCATACATCGTGCGCCTGCTGGCGGCGCAAGCCCCACTCCTGCGTCACTTCCTGATCGAGCGCGTGAACAGCCTGCGCTCCCGTCATCTGGCCGGATGCGATGAAGGATTTGTATTTTGCCACCTGCTCGGGGGAAGGCTGCGGACGCGGCACATCGGGCGGCCCTGCGACTGCCGGAGGGGCGCCTTGGGGAACGGAGTCGCCTTGCGCGATCTGCGGCTGTGTCGGCTGATTGGATGGCAGCGCGGCAGACGGGTTAAGTGCGCCGTTGAACTTGCCCTCATAGCCCGCGACCGTCGTGCCGTTCACATCCCGAGCGTTGGGATTGTTCATCCCGCCGGGGCCTGCGAACCATGCGCGGGATGCCGCCTGAGGGCTACCGTATTGCGTGACGTACTGGCCGAACTTCGCCTCAAATACCTTGTTCTGCGCCTCGGGGTTGGCAAGGAACTCCTGCGGCGACATCGGCTTGCCCAGGACTTCCTGCGTCCACGGCGCGATGTTGGAGTCCAGCACCTGATACTTGCCATAGGCACGGTTGCCCTGCGCGTTGGCGACCGGGCCGACCGCGCCATAGCCGCCATTCGGCTGGCCTTGGCTTTCAATTCCAGCAATGGCCGTGGCGTTGGTGCCGGGCGATGACGCCTGTTGCGATGACGGAGGCGCGCCCGGCGAGCGATAGGCCGCCTCAAACGTATCGGCCTGCGTGCCGGCGCGCATGGTCTTCTGCTTTTCGACAAGCATCTGGCCGAGAAGCGCAAGGGTCTGGTCGTTGCCGCCCTTTAGCCCACTCAAGGCCGCCTGCTGACCTTCTGGCGTCGTCGCCGCAAGAGCGGATGAGTATTGTTTGATGTTGTGGGCGCCCTGCTCCTCTTGCTGCTGATTCGCATATCCAGTCATCAATCCACCCAAGCCGCCCTGCAAGGCGCGAGCGACGCCTTCCCATGGCGACAAGACGGGTGTCGTGGCGCTGCCCTGCTGCATAAGGCTGGCGCCGTATTTCTGCTGCTGTTCCAACGGATCGGAACGGCGCTTTTGGCCCATCAGCAAAGAAGCGAGGAGTGCGTTGCCGTCAGCCACCGGCCATCTCCACGTTCAGATGTTCCCACAGGGGAGCGACCTCGCGCGCCACTGCGGCCAGCTTCTCGGCATAGATGGCGGACAGGTCGGGGTGATACTTCTTCAGATACGCCCCGCGCCCTTCGCTCCACCACGCCGGGCACGTCGCGCACTCAGGGGCGTTGACCGCGTTCTCGTACACCCGGCAGATGGGAGCGCCGACTTCGCGGAGATAGGCGAATACCTGTTTGTGCGACCATTCCTGAATCGGAAGCCAAAGTTCGTAGTCCGAGCCCTTCTCGCCATTGACGGCGGGGAGTTTCTTAATATCAACGCGCTTGGTCCCCCGGATGACAAGCGACATACCGTCCTCGACCATGCGATTGTGCATCGGCTGCATGATGTTGGAGAAACAACAAAAGAAGCGGTCAACAATGGCCTGCTTGCCAAAGCCCAGATTGCGACCAAACGGAGTACAGCCGGTCGGCACAAGGTCGCTCGGCAGACCGTGCTGGGCCGTCCACGCCAGAGAGTCGGTGCCGATCCGGCGAAAATCGGGAACCATCTCCTCTACCGCGCCAACGATGTCCTTGACCTCGGGGAGAAGGTCGCCTGTGTCCAGATGGTAGACCGTCAGGCGGTCCCAATGCGGGCGCAGAAGGTAAACAAGCGCGAGGCTGTCCTTGCCGCCGCTGAATTGCAGCGCCGCATGTTCGTGACGAAAGAGCGCAGAAAACTCCATTTCTTCAGGTCTTTTGAAAACGGTAAAATGTTGGTCTCGCGCGATTGATCCCAGTTCTTGCCATTTCATCCGCGCCAAACAGGGCAATAAAAGCGTTTGTGTTTACCGGCGGGTTCTCGATTGTCATGGGGTGCGTGAATCCGAACTTCAGCGCAGCCGCCCGCACTTCGTTAGACGAATGTGGCCTGTAGCCTATGCGGTCGATAACATGGTCGTGCGAGGCTTCGTCCGCTGAAAGGTCGTAGATGAAAAGCACGCCACCGGAGCGCAACACACGCGAAACCTCCGCGATACTCCTGCCCAGCAGGCCGTGGCCTAGCGAGAACAGGAACATGGCGGCGTCATACGACCCGTCCTCGACGGGGATAGACTGAAAGTCTCCGACAATCTTTACCGGCCCATCAGCCGCCAGATCGAGTTGCGCTGCACTGATGTTGAGCAGCGTGAAGGTCAGGTCGGGCCGCAAGTCCTTCATTATCTCGGCCACGATGCCCACTCCGCACCCGGCGTCGAGAACGTGCGCGCCCGCAGGCGGCGCAAAATATTCCAGCAGCTTGGCGACATGATCCTGGTCGCTGCCCTCAAATCTGTGGGTTTGCAGGATCGAATGACCGCAGCGGACCATCTCTTTGGTCATTCTGCCGACATGGATGTCGTCAGAATAAGGCGCGATTGCAATGGCACGCCCGTATTGCTCTAGGGCGATGCGTTCTTGGGAAGAAGAAAACATAAGATCGGTCACATTATTGCACTCATGCCGAGGTACGATCCGGCTGCGCCCAGCGCAGAACCGCCCAGCCCAAACAAGCCGCCCATCAACGCATTGTTGCTGTTCTGCCCAGCCTGCCATCCCTGCATCTGGCCTTGGTACTGCTGCATGGCCGGCGTCGTGACATCGGTTGCCGGGATTTGCGCCGAAACCGCCGGCACATAGCTTGGCTGGCTTACGCCGCCGCCTAAGCCCAGCAGCGTCGAGTAATCCTGTAGCGGCTGATTTCGCAGGTTAGTCCGATCCGCGATGCCTGAATTGCGCAGCGCCTGCGCCTGGCTGAGGTTCTGACCCGCGATGTTGCCGGCGTTGATCGTCGCCTGATTGCTCGCATCGACGCGCGAGCGGTCGAGCGGGATCATGGCGTTGTTGTACGCCTCAGAGCCCGCCGCGATGCCCTGATTGGCGAGCTGGGTCTGCTGCTGGGCCTGCTGGCGGTCAAGGTCTTGATTGGAGCGGGCCGTCAGTGCGCCGTATGCTTGATCGCGCAACGCCGTCTGGTCGGTCGGAAGCTGGGGAATGCCATTGTAATCAAGCGGCGTTCCAACAGAATTGTTGACGCTGCCCATTACCGTTCTGGCGGTATCCAGCGCGCCGGATTGAAGGTTCGTGGTCTTGTCGTAGATTGCCTGCTGCTCGGGCGAGTACGTCTGCGTGGCGGTGAAGCTCGGGACTTCGTTGCCACCTACATCGCGCGCACTGGTTTTCTCGTATGTCAGCCTGCCTTGCGGCGTAATCTGGTTGGTGTTTTGCAGATAAGCGTTGGCAACGCCTGTATTGACGTTGGCCGTGCCCTGCGCCGCAGCCGTGGCCGCGCCGTTGTATTGCGGGGGTGAAGAAGAGCCGCCGCCGCCCATATCATGCTGCCTTGCGGGCGCTTTCGATAGCGCCCCATTTGCGCTCCCACTCCGGTCGGATCACACGCAAAATCGCTGCGTGTTTCCCCTTGCCAAAATGGTGGGCAGAAACACCCTCTTCGGTGAAGCCGATCCCCCGGAGCCATTTCCGAGCGCGGACATTCGCCGTCGCGGTTCTCGCCCAAACTCTGAAACAATCGAGCTGGCCGAACGCGTAAGAGCCGAACACTCTTAGGTTGCGGGTGCTTGCAAGTGCGCGCGGATCGACCGCTGCGCCTGACAACTCTACCGTACCGAACGCCGGTTTCCAATCGGAAAAGACGACGCCGGCCACCAGTGCCCCGTCTTCGCGAAGGACGCCGAAAGCCCGGAAGCCGTCGCCAATCATATCAAAGGCCGGGCGCTCGATAGGCGCGTGACGCGCCACGAACTCGGCCACGTCCCGGTCATGGCCCACCAAAAGCCTCACAAAATACCGCCGCGCTGGGCCACCAAATTATAGGAATTGATTTGGCACGAGCTGCCTTTAACAACGCCGGTTTGATGGATACTGGACCATATGCCGATGGAACCGACAGAGCGCCATCGCGCGTCTAGCGCGTTATCGCCGCCCCATGTCAGGGGCCATGTGAAAGGCCACACCGCCCCCGTCAAAGTCGGCGTTGTCAGAACACCAACGGGCGTCTCTGTGTAAAAATCCACATCGACGCCCATGGCAAACTCGACACCACCGCCCGTCAACATAATGGGCTGAACCATGGTAAATCGCTTGTTTGCATCGCCGCCGTGAAGCTGCCACGCCGTCTGGATTTCCCAATTTATGTTTTGGGTAGAATTGACCTGAAAGACCAGGTTGCCGCCGGTGTTGTTTTGAAAGATCAACAAGCCGTTTGAATTGTTGACGAAGGAAAGCACGCCTTGCGGTTGGTCAACGTAGCCGCTGTCGGCTTGGTAGACCGTTCCATCATTGCCGCCAAAATAGAGCAGATCATTCGCAGTTGCCCAACAACCGGCGTTCATGTTGTTGAACTGACACCACGCACCAGTGACGGTGTTCATCACAAGCTGCGTCTGGGACGAATCGGCCACGGCGGGCACGTTGACGATCAGATAGCGCGCCTTCGGAAAGACGCAAGGTTGCCAGCCAAAATTGGTGTAGTAGTTGCGCGAAAACTGCCCGAACAGCGTTTGAATCTTAGCCGTGATTGCAGCCCTTTGACCTGCTGACCGGTCAAACTGCAAGGCAGCTTGCATGGATATAATGCCGTCCTGCGTGATTATGGCGAGGTCGCCATTGAGCCGCGCCATTGACCGGCGCCCGATGGGCTTGCCGATATCGAACATGCCGACCAGCGCCCATGTCGTCGCGCTGCTGGGATCTGTGCCTTGGTAGACCGCAACCTCGCCGTTGCTGGTGGCGATGGCAAAGAAGTCGTCTGGCCCCAGCCCGGCATCACGCGAGAAGCTGCCAAGGCCGACGACATAGCCGCCCCGACGAAACACGCTTCCCATCGGGTAACTGACGGCAGCGCCCGCAATGGCCTGCGTCGGCAGATACCAGAGATCGAGGCTGTTGATCTGCGCGAACCAAAGGCGCTCCTTGAACTGGCAGACGTTGACCAGCGTCGAGGACGTGGCGACAGTGATGGCCGGTGTCGTCCACGTCGTGCCGTCGTAATTGCGCACGCTGTCGGCGCC